TTTGTTATTCTTTATCATTTTTTGTAGTTCAGTTGTTGATCCTACAAATAAAGCATTAGTGACGTTCTTAGGACCTTCGCCCTTAACATCTTTAATCTTTTTAAGTTTATCTTGTAAGTCTAATAGATTCTGTGCGAGTTCACTTTGAGTTTTGATTAACTGACCTGCCACTTCATATGCACGAGGATGCTCACCTTCTTTTGCAAGTGATAGTATACCGTCTATTGCCTCGTTACCTTTTTCTAGTAATCTATAAAGTTCACCTCTACCAGTTTCAAAATCTGTTTCTACATCATCACCTTCTGGTATGACTACAGGAACAGGTTTATCTTTTACTATCTCTAAAGGATTCTTTTCTTCTTTTGATTCTAGTACTTCTTCGGCGATGTTTAGTACTTCATTTAACTTATCGTCAATATTACTCATTTTAAAAACCTTCTGTTATTATTTATCTTCTCCAGTTGACTCATCATAATTCAAGCCATCATTAAAAAATTCTAGTGTGTCTGTGTATGTATAGACATCATCTTTGTCGGCACTTGTTGGATTAGGTGTAACCGTAACTCTTTCACTACGAGATGGACTATTTGCTTGTGAATTATTATATAGATCAACAGATGATTTTCTTATAATAGCACTTGAACTGATTGGTCCATATAGATATATTTTTGCAGTAAATTTTAGTGTATAGATAATTCTTCTTCTATCTGTTAATGCACCTTGATAACTATCTTCATAATCAACACTCTCTAATATGAAAGGAATATCTCTTTTTGTATCCATAAAATCTTTATCAATAATCATAGTCACCGTATAATCTGGTTGAAAGTATGGTAGTATCTGTTCTATAATTTGTAGACCATCATCCGAAGTTGCAGTAAATACATTTAATTCAAAACCCACGTCATAAGGCACAGGAGAGTGTTGAGTATATACTTTTTTCTCATCTCCAGTAGCATTTTTTGCCACACTTACTTTTTGATTTTTATTTAATTTACGAGAAGAATCATAGGCATAACTGTTCACATCAAAGGACATACGAGGTAGAGTAATCGCCACACTTGAATCCGATCCAGTTAAGTTTGCATTTTGATCTAGTCTTGCAATAAATTTTTCTTTAGGTGCATATGATAAGGGTACTCTAATTTTTTGCAAAGGATTCCCGCTAGAATCCAATCGTCTGATATTAATGTTATTAAATATCGTACCGAAAGCAATTACAGTATTTCTTATTGATTTATGGTAGAAGTGTTGTCCAAACATTATTGTCCTTTATCTGCTATCTTGCCAGTGTTCTGACCTTTTTTAATTATATAATCTTGTGTACCATTTGCACCAGCATTTACCTCTGTTCGAAGATTTTTGAAAAGTTGTTTTTCTTTTTCTTCTTTCAAAGTTCTGTTGTGATGTACTTTTAATTGTAAGTGTCTATCTCTGTCCATTATTTTTATACCCATAACCTTTTTTTCTATCACCCCATAGTTTCTGCCATGACCAACTTGTCAATGCAGTTGAGTAGTGATTGATTTTTAATAATATATATTTAATAATCATCAACTTCTCCAAAAGGATTTCTTTCGCTGAAATCTAATATGTCATCTTCTGTTGATGATGTATTTGTACCTGCAGCAGTTTCAAATGCTTTTCCTTGATCCACAGGTTGTTGTGTTGCCATTGTAAAGCTCTCATTGATAAGATAATTATTATCACCTATATCACTCTCTAGTGTAATGGCACCTGAAGCAGATGTACCAGTTTCTAAACTAAATTGGAAGTTCATTGTATCAGTTGATAGAGCATCCTCAGTAGCATCAATTTCTGTAATACCTGTATCAATTCTTTCAGAACTGTATTCCCATTTAGTACAAGATAATTTGTAAACAGGTAAAGCACTTTGTTGATAGAAAGGTTGTTCGTGTTCAACAAACTGTATCTCAAAGAATGCTTTTGTTGTAGGGAAATAAACTAAATCACCTTCGTTAGGTCTAGTTGTATTCTGTAAATCACTATTGTTAGATACTAAAGTTTCCCATCTCAATTTAGATACAGTAAACTTAATATCATCTCTTAATTCTAAACCAAACTTCTTGATTATCTCTTGTTCACCCATGTAACCATCTGTGTTGTCAACATACATTTCTATAATGTACGAGTCATCAAAAGATGAAGCAGGGTCCTCACCGAAGATAGTATCTTTATTTGCTATCTTTCTCGGTAGGTAATAAACATCTTGACCATATATCTTAAGCTGTTCTATAATTAAATCTTCATATAGTTTTTGCTCAGACGTTGTGCCAGTGCTGAAATAAACGTTAGTTGGCATTTAGTTTTTATCCTTGTTGCATATGTGCAGGTTCTTCATAATTTAATCTTATTTCTTCTTCAAGTTTTTGTTGTTCTGCTATTGCTGTAGAAAATAATTCAGGTCCGTTAAGTGTAACTCCACCTAACATTGCTGTACCGTTAAATTTAGACAGGTTTTGTCCCCATTGTCTTTTGATTAATGCTGTCGTGTATCTCTTTAAATAAAGATCATCAAACATATCTGTACTTGTTGCAGGATCTAATCTTCTAAAAACTTCAAAGATTAAAAACTCGCCTGCTGTGATATCATTTTTCCAATCCATATCAAGAAATAATTTATTTGATAGATGATTGAATCTCATTGGTTTTTCACCAACTAATATATGATCTAAGAAATCTAAATGTTTCATTGTCATCTCATAGTGAACAATACTTGTAGATGAAAAATCATACAGGTCATTTAATCTTAGTTGATACTTAACATCAAATATATTTAGATTTGCTCTATCTGATAAAGGAAATACATTGACAACAGATATAACTGTTTCAGGAACTATAAGAAAGTTACTTCCTTGTTTCCAAGTAGTAGTAACACCGTTCTCTGTAATTGTTTCGCTAGAATCAGTAGTCATACGAGTAACATCAGCAGCCGTTACTTGATATTTTAAATACATTCTTTCAACACCATCTGAGTGATATTGACAAAAGTATTGTACTGCCTCGTCTATTCTATCATCTACTTGTTCGTCATCAACGTTTATATCGATCACAGGTTTACCCAATGATCTTAGACAGTATTCTTTTAATGTTGCTTTTGTATTTGGTACGGCCATAATTTTTTCCTTATAATACTATCTGGTTACACTTGGTGTGACTGTTGCTCTTCCCTCAATTCTTCTAGTAATTATACCAGAGCCATCGGTAGTAGTTAAGTCCCAAACATATCTGCCTTCAGAAAGACCTGAAGTCACGGTATCTGTTAATGTTATTGAGCAAGTACCTGCAGTTGCACTCACGATAGCAGTAGTTAAAGAGGTAGAAGATGTTGATAAGTGAGTCTTTCTTATCTTACTTGTTATCGTCTGTCCTGTTAAATCTACGACTGTCCCTGCTGAATCTTTAATAGTTAAAGTTTCTGTGTAATCAGCGTCTTGGTCAATAGTGATGTTTTGTATTGTTGCCATTAGTTAAATTCCTATATATTAAATCTTTCTTATATTTATAAGATACTTAAAACGACTAATAACTGACAAATTTCTTAGGATATCTTATTTCTTTTCTAATTCTTCTATTCTTGATGTTAATTTTTTATTATGTTCTGTTAATTCTTGTACTGCATTAACCATGTACCAAGTTAAATTAGTTGGATCAACTGTTTTAACTCCAGTGCTTTGAGTTGTAACCATGTCTGGTAAAATTTCTTCAATCTCTTGTGCAATAGCACCTAATTGAATACCTTGTTTCTCAACAACAGCTGATTTTTTAAATTCTCCAAAATCTGTTATTTCATCTTCAGTTCTATATTCAAAATTTCTAACTTTAATTTGATTAATTTTATCTAAACCTGTTGTGTTATCTACAATGTTTTTCTTAATTCTTCTATCAGATGTTTGATCCCATGCTGTAGTATTTGCTTTGTTGAAAACACCACTTGAACCATCAAGAAATGCTGTGTTACTGCCTTTACCTACTTCACCTATTCCTATAACAATTTCTCTTGTAGTATTATTTGCTGAATGTTCTGTATCTCTACCAATTGCAAGATTACAAATACCTGTTGTAGTAACACCACCTGATAATTGGCCTATTGCTGTATTAAAACATCCTGTTGTAACTAGAGGTAGTGAACTTACACCAACTGCTGTATTGTTTGCTCCTGTTGTTATTGATTTACCAGCTCTACGACCAACTGCTGTATTCTCAACACTTGTTGTGTGTGCTTTCAAAGCACATTCACCTACAGCAGTATTATCACCACCTGTTGTAGTTGTTGTCATAGCACAGAAACCTATCGCTGTATTTGAAACAGCTGTTGTATTTCTTTCTAAAGCACCTTTACCAACTGCTACATTGTAAGTACCTGTTGTGTTAGCTGCTAAACTTTCAAAACCTACTGCTGTGTTATTTGGTGCTGTTGTGTTAGCTGCTAAAGCACTTTTTCCTACTGCTACATTTGATGCACCTGTTGTATTTGACACTAAAGCATTTCTGCCAACTGCTGTATTACTTGCACCTGTTGAGTTTGAACCTAAAGAAGAATAACCAACAGCTGTATTATCTGCACCTGTTGTGTTAGTTCTTAAAGATACATATCCAACTGCTGTGTTAGTTGCTCCAGTTGTATTTGATTGCAATGCTCTAGCACCTACGGCTGTAATAAAATTTG